TGCTAGTGCTAAATGTGGAGGTGGTACAAATGGAACTGCCAACACAGGCGGTGGCGGAGGTGGATCAGGCGCTGGTCATTCTGGTGGAGCCACAGGTGGATCAGGAATTGTTATTGTAAAACAATTAGAAAAAGCCCCAGGTATGTGGAATATACACGAGGTGTATGATCGAGTTAAACAAGGGTTATGGACAAATTAATTATAATAATGTAAATTAACTAAAGGAAAAAAATATGGCACATTTTGCAGAATTAGAATCAAAAACAGATCCTACAGGATTTACATCTGATACACACTTAGTTGTTAAACAAGTTACGGTTGTAGACAATAATATAACAACAGCAGCTGGACCTCTAGGAGAAAACGATAAACATGTTGATGGTGAAACATGGTGTAAAAATTTTTTTAATAAACCAAATACAAATTTTAAACAAACTTCTTATAATAATAATTTTAGAAAGCAATACGCAGGAGTAGGTTATGTCTATGATGCATCAAAAGATAAATTTTTAGTACCACAACCTTTTGCGTCTTGGTCTTTAGATGGTAGTGATGATTGGCAAGCGCCAGTTACTTTTCCATCAGGAGATCAATCAGCATATTTTATATCTTGGGATGAAGATAATTTAAGATGGATTGCTACAAAAAGATCAGATAATTCAAAACATAGATGGGACGCTGATAATACTCAATGGGTGTCCTTATAGAGTAGGAGACTCGAATGGCGAGAACAAATGGCGGTATAATAGGCAAAAAGAATAGAACTTCTTTTGGAAAATGTACTCAAACTGTTAAAACATCTGATGGAGCAGTTACAACTCAACCAGGAACTAAACTTGCACAAGTTTTAATTGTTGCAGGTGGAGGTTCAGGATCTAAGTATGGTGGTGGTGGAGCTGGAGGACTTAGAAATTTAGAATTACCACTTTGTGGAAATACTCCATATCAAGCAACAGTAGGTGGTGGAGGTGCAGCAGCACCTGCATGTACAGGTAATAAAGGTAGTAATTCAAGTTTTGTTGCAAGTTGTGCAACTCATTCATCAACAGGTGGCGGACTAGGAACAGGAGAAGAAGCAGGACAACCTGGTGGTTCAGGTTCAGGTGGTGGTTATCAAACTGGTTGTGCTGGAGCAGGTAATGAAGGTGGATATACTCCACCTGAAGGAAATCCTGGTGGTACATCTCATACATCTTACCCACAAGCAGGTGGTGGAGGTGGAGGAGCAGGAGCAGCAGGACAGAATGCTCAAGGAGCTTGTGAAGCGGGTGATGGTGGAGCAGGTTTAGATGTAAGTCCAACTTTTGGAAATGTTGGTCCAACTTGTTCAGTATTTGCAGGTGGTGGCGGTGGAGGTTTATTTGCTAATAGTGCACCTGGAGCAGGAGCTGCAGGACCAGGTGGTGGCGGTGGACCAGGTAAATATAATAATGGAGCTTCTGGCGGTGGAGCTGGAACAACTAACACTGGCGGTGGAGGAGCAGGTTATACTCCAACAGGAGCTGGTGGATCAGGTGTAGTTATCGTAAAAGAATTAAACAAAGCAAGTGGTGTATGGAATTTAAGATCTCACATGGCCGCTTTAACATCAGGAGCATGTAATACATCAACATGGCCTAAACTTTTATTATCTTATAATTTAGATTATTTAGTAGTAGCTGGTGGTGGAGGAGGATCAGGAGCTGGTGGTGGAGCTGGAGGATATAGAGCCTCAGGTTATGGACCTTCACCTTTACGAGCACCAGCTTTACCTTTTTCTTCAGTTGAAGTCGGTGCATCTTACAATATAACAATTGGAGCTGGAGGAGCAGGAGCTGTTAATCCTGCTTGTGGAACAGGTGGAATTAATGGAAGTGGTACGAAAGGTACTTCAGGAAGTAACTCAATATTTTCAACAATTACATCAGCAGGTGGAGGTGGAGGTGGTAACAATGCTGCCCCTGCAACACCAGGAGTTGCTGGAGGTTCTGGAGGTGGAGCAGTTTTAACAGGAAGTGCTGGGGCAGGAAATACTCCTCCGGTAAGTCCTCCTCAAGGTAACGCTGGAGGAACAGCACAAGCGCCAGGTCTTTCAACACCAAGTGGTGGTGGAGGTGGAGCAACTGCTGTTGGAGGTAATGGAGCTTCTCCTAATTCTGGAACAGCTGGAGCTGGTGGTGCGGGAGCGCCAAATACAATTAATGGATGTGGAACTCCTTTTTCAGTTACTTCTTTTGCTGGTGGTGGTGGAGGTGGTATGAACTCATCTGGAGCAGGTGGATCTGGTGGATCTGGTGGTGGTGGAAATGGTGGAGGTGCACCATTAGGATGTGTTCCAAATTCTACACAAGGTGGAGCAAATGGCACAGATAACACTGGTGGTGGTGGAGGTGGAACAAAAGTAAATGGTGGTGGAAAAGCTGGAACAGGTGGACCAGGTGTGGTGATTATAAGAGGTCCAAGTGATAGAACTTTTGCAGTTACACCTGGAACTAATTTAACGGCAACACATCCAGGTGGAGATAAAATAGCAACCTTTACAGTCAATGGAACATTGACAGTTACTTAATAATTGATATAAGAAAGATATAGAAAGATGAATTTAACTAATTATTATTGGTATTTTAAATCAGCAATTCCTGAAAGAATTTGTAATGATATTGTTCGTTATGGAAAACAATTACAAGATCAAATGGCAGTTACTGGTGGTTTTGGGGATAGAGAGTTAAATCAAAAACAAATTAAAGACATGAAAAAGAAAAGAAATTCAGATATTGTTTGGATGAATGATCGTTGGATTTATAAAGAAATACATCCTTACGTAAATCAAGCAAATGTTAATGCTGGTTGGAATTTTCAATGGGATTATTCTGAAAATTGTCAATTTACAAAATATACTAAAGGTCAATTTTATGATTGGCATTGTGATGGATGGGATCAACCTTATCAAAGACAAGAAGGAGATCCATCAAATGGTAAAATTAGAAAATTATCTGTTACAGTTACTTTATCAGATCCTAAAGATTATAAAGGTGGTGAGTTAGAATTTGATTTTAGAAATCAAGATCCCAATAAAAAACCTAATATTATAAAATGCACAGAAATATTGCCTAAAGGATCTTTAGTTATATTTCCTGGGTTTGTTTGGCACAGAGTATGTCCAGTTAAAAAAGGATCTAGATATAGTTTAGTAATATGGAATTTAGGTTGGCCTTATAAATGAGTATGACTTTTCCACAACAATTACAATTAGAAGAATATTTTAAATGTCCTATATGGTTTGGTGATCAACCAAAATTTGTTAATAAATTAAATAAAGCATCAGACCCTTACATTAAAGATTCGCAAAAAAATTTAAAAAAAACAATTAATGATCGTAATAAAAAATTTGGTAACAAAGGAGATATGGGCCATGTATTTCATTCTACAACTTTAATTGGAGATCCAAAATTTAAAGATTTACAAAATTATATAGGAGCCACATCTCATAACTTATTAGGAGAAATGGGATTTGATTTAACAAACTATCAAGTATTTACTACAGAAATGTGGGTACAAGAATTTGCTAAACAAGGTGGAGGGCATCATACTTTACATACACATTGGAATGGACATATATCAGGATTTTATTTTTTAAAAGCAAGTGAGAAAACTTCATTTCCTTTATTCGAAGACCCACGACCAGGCAACATAATGAATTTATTACCAGAAAAAGATAAAACAAAAATAACGTATGCTACTTCACAAATTAACTATCAAGTTAAACCAGGAAGAATGATATTCTTTCCATCTTACATGCCACATCAATATGTGGTAGATATGGGGTATGAACCTTTTAGATTTATACATTGGAATTGTCAAGCTATACCGAATGGTGTTTTAAATGCAAAATAAAGATATGAAAAAAGCATTTATTAAAACTATATTAGAGTCTTCTCCATTAAAAACCAAACCAAATTTTATAGATAATTTTTTAAAATCTAAAATGCAATTAAAAGGAAAAAATGTCATTAAAAGAATCGGCGTTTCAAAAAAATAAAAATTTTATAGGAATATATGACGACGTAGTTTCTGTAGACTATTGTAAAAAAGTTATTGAACATTTTGAAAATGTAGAAACAGTTCATCGATTAGAAGATGAGTATAGTTCTTCTTTAAAACGAGACAATGAAATATATTTTATTA